CTGATAGTGCGTTGGACAAGAACATTTCCGAGTTTGTCGAGAAGAACCTCTTCGAGAAGCTAAATGTCGACTGGGCACAGCTTCTCGACGACATCTTGCTGTGTATCGACTACGGATACATGGCGTTCGAGAAGGTGTACGAGTTCGATCGTCAAGGTCGTGTCGTCCTTAAGAAGCTTGCGCCACGTCATCCGCTTGACATCAATCAGTGGGTGTTCGACTCGAATGGTGGTCCTGCGGGACTTATCATGGAACCCTTTGTTCCGTACGGCAATATTGGCGGAGCGTTCTCAGGGTTTTCGGATCTGCCGCCTGACGCGAACTTAGGTCAGTTCATTCCGATCTCGAAGCTGGCGATCTTCTCGTACGAGGCAGAGGCTGGGGACCTACGTGGTACATCCGTGCTGCGTAGCGTGTACAAGCACTGGTACTACAAGGATACCTTGTACAAGATCGATGCCATCCAGAAGGAACGTCATGGCATTGGTGTTCCTGTGATCAAGCTTCCTCCAGGCTTCACGCCAGCTGACAAGACTTTGGCGGACGAGATCGGTCGTAACCTTCGAACTAACGACCGAGCACACATCGTCATTCCTGCGAACTGGGAGATCATGTTCGCAAAGCTTGAAGGGCAACCAGTCGACTGCATTAGGTCTATCGAGCACCACAACATGCAGATCCAGGTTAACATCCTAGCACCGTTCATGGATGACTCTGGATCCGATGATTCCTCGATGGACATGTTCTTCAAGTCGACTAGGTACCTTGCCAAGACAGTTGCCAACATCATCAACAAGCACATCATCCCGCAGCTTGTTGACTTGAACTTCACTCGAGGTGAGTACCCAACCATTCGGGCTCGGCGCATTGGTGAGTGGAACGATCTTCGTACGTGGTCGTTCGCCTTCCGTAACCTCGTTGGTAGCGGTGCGCTCATTCCTGACGACCCGATGGAGGCTTTCATCCGAGACGAGCTGGACCTTCCTCCGGCAGATCCTGCAACGGCTCGTATCGTACCTACGCCTCAAGGTGCACTTGGTAGTGGTGACGGAGGTGTTGGTGGCGATACTAACAAGCCAGCTCCACCTAAGCCTGCAAGGGTAGGACCACCGCGACAGAATCGTACACCTCCAGGAGGCACTGGTCGAAGCAACCTAGGCCGTGACGCGGGAGGTAAGTAGTGGAAGGGATGTGATATAGGTAACTGAGATATCTTGAATTGTTGGACTCCGCTACTACTGTCAAGCTATAATCAGATTGAGCTAGTACTAGGGGGTGTGATGGACAAGCACTTCGGTTGGTGGGTCGACCTTTCCAAGGTTGTCCTCAATGACCCAAGTGGCAAGAACACAACCTGGGTGCATGCCTTGCCTTTCGGCGAGTACCAACACCCTCTGCACGGCAAGATGGTCTTCGACACTGCTAAGCTGAGTGGTCTAGCCACTAGCGTGAAGCAGAAGGTTCGAGGCATTGATCCTGACATCGACTACGATCACAAGACTGACCCTGCGAAGGGCAACCAGGCTGCTGGCTGGGTTAAGGACGCAGACGTCCGAGGCGATGGCTTGTGGATCAAGGTCGACTTCACTGACGACGGCGCGCAGGATGTAAAGGACAAGAAGTACCGTTACTTCTCGGCCGAGTTCGTGGACGAGTGGACGGACAGCCTGGGCACCACCCACAAGGACGTTCTCATGGGCGGTGGTATTACCAACCGTCCGTACATGAAGAACTTGCTCCCTGTGAACCTTTCAGAACTCTCGTTCAACCAGCCCGCTGAAGGGGGGCAAGACGAAGTGGATGGAAAGAAGCTACGGGCCGCTCTAGGGCTGGCTGAAACGACGACGGATGAAGAGGTCTTCACGAAGCTAGCGCAAGTCGGTACTGACCTTGCAACGGCGACGACATCCGTTACGACGTTGACGGAGGAGAAGGGCAAGCTTGAGCAGGAGATCGCCAAGCTCAAGGAGCCTGACACCACCGATGCTGATCTGCGCAAGCTGATCGAGGCGTCGCCGGCGTTCAAGAAGTTGTATGAGGCTACGCAGGAGAAGGACGCGCAGCTCATCAAGCTTCAGGAGGGCATCAAGCTCGCCGAGGTCGAGAAGCAGCTCGTTGAGTTGCAGGGCGGCAAGCAGTTCGCGTTGGCGCCGTCGGCTCGTGACGGTCTTCGCACGCTGATGCTCAAGATGCCGCCGGAGGGTGCGAAGCTGCTCTACGAGTTCCTTGTCTCGGTCACCGAGGGCAAGGCACTCGTCGATCTGTCGGAGCGTGGTTACACGGGTCGCCGGGAGAACATGTCCGGTGATGCTACTGTACGGTTCAACGAGGCCGTCCAGGGGTACATGAAGGAGCAGAAGGCGGCCGGCACTGAGGTCGACTACGGTTCGGCGGTAGAGCATGTGGCTCGTACGCAGCCTGCGCTCTTCAACGAGTACCGCGAAGACACCTACCAGTTCAAGGCGTAGTAGGGAGGTATAACTGATGGCTGGTGCAAACTACGTCTTGGACAAGGGGTTCGTTGTCCTCTCGACGTACAACTCGTCCGCAGCGGCTGGCGTAACTGCCTACCGTTGTGTCGCGATGAACAGCTCGACAGGGCTCATCGACCTGAATGCTACAGCAACGGCGCTGAGCATTGGTGTGGTGCAGGAGAACATCGACGCTGCCAAGGTCGCGACTGGAAAGGCCGTGGCTGACGTTCGGGTGATGGGCATCACGAAGGTTCGTGTCTCTGATACACCCGGCACGATCGTTCTCGGCTCTCGACTCGCTCCGAGCGGTACCGGCGCGAATGCAGGCGGCGTCAAGCTCGCTGTCACGACCAACGCGGTCGTTGGCATCTGCGTTGGCCCCGTTCCCATCGGCACTCCGGCCGCTGGCGACCTCATCGACATGCTGCTGATCCCCGGCGGCGTTGCGGTCCTGACGTAACCTGAGAGGAGGAAGAGATGCCAGTTTACAATCCGACAGGTTCAGTCAATGTTCACATTGACAAGATCCTCACACAGATCAGCTTGGGATGGCCGAACAACGGTCTCGTCGGGGAGAACCTCTTCCCAGGTGTGAACGTTCAGAAGCAGTCGGACAAGTACTACGTCTTCGGTCGCGAAGCGTGGTTGCCCGAGAACGACTTCCGTGCGCCTGGGTCTGAAGCCAACGAGATTACCGGCTACACCCTTTCGACCGATACGTACTACTCGCAGGAGCACTCGCTGCAGATCCCAGTTCCCGATGAGGAGCGCTGGAATGCGGACAGTCCTCTTGCGCCGGACCGTGACGGTACAGAGCTCGTGACCTCGAAGATCTGGCTTGGTCGTGAAAAGGCTATGAAGGACCTTGCCACGACTGCGTCGAACTACGACTCCGGCAACACGACCACCCTGTCCGGTACTGCTCAGTGGAACGACTACGTCAACTCGGATCCGATTTCCGACCTGCGCACAGGCAAGCTTGGTGTGCACGCGAAGATCTTCACCGAGCCAAACGTAGGGATCATTCCCTACCAGGTCATGACGAAGCTCGAAGACCACCCGGACTTCATCGAGCGCATCAAGTACTCGGAGCGGGGCATCGTCAGCGCCGACCTGATCGGTGCCATTCTGGGCATTCCGAAGATCATCGTGCCAGGTGTCGGCATCGGTACGTCTGCTCTGGGTCAGGCAATCACCGTCGGCTACCTCTGGGGCAAGGATGTCATCCTTGCGTACGTGCCGCCGCGTCCAGGTTTGAAGATTCCGGCCTTCGGCTACGAGTTCCAGTGGGTTGGCACGCCAGGCGGTCAAGCACAGTACGTCGACCGGTGGCGTGAGGAGAAGCGGAAGAGCGACCTCATTCGCGTCTGCCGCTACTACGACCTGAAGCTGGTCGGCATCGGTGATGGTGCAGTCGGTACCGCCGGCAAGGCGATCTCCGGCTACCTCATCAAGACGGCTGTGGCGTAAGGGAGGCGTGACATGGCTAGTAAGCAGTACTACGCAGTGAATGAGATCCGCCACGGTGAGCCCGACGGCGGCATGACGGTCTTCGCTCCCGGTCAGCAGGTTTCGGGTCTTCCGAAGGAAGCAATGGTCGCCCTTTGGGAGGCCGGCGTTCTGGAAGAGCGTGACCCGAGTGCACGTCCGGCCGACGACCGTGATGCTCGTATCGCCGAGCTCGAGAAGGAGCTCGCTGCAGTGCGAGCAGAGAAGGAAGCAGAGATGACCGAACCGGTCGAGGAGCCCGTCGAGGGCACCGAAGAGGGAGTTACCACCGAAGGTACCGACGTCGGCGGCATGGGCACCCCGCCTGCTCCGGAGGCTCCTGTCGAGGAGTAGCTCACACCGATAAGTTGAGGGTGGCGATAGTATGACGAACCACATCACGCCTGCTGAGGCCCAAGCATGGGCTGAGGGTACGAAACTTACTATCGCCACCCTTGACAACGAACTCGAACTACACCTTAGTACCGAAGTCATTGACCGGCTTGCTAGTGCATTCGACACTAGTACATGGGTTGATAGTGCTACTACACCCAAGCTGGTTCGAACTATTATCTCGAAGCTGTACGTAGCCTGGTTCTACGACCGTCAGTACAGCGAAGACATCGAGCAAGGCAATAACTACGCAGATCGGTTGAAGGCGAATGCCGAGACTTTGATCGCAGGACTGATAGCAGGTACCATTGGGCTTCCCGGAGTAGCGGATACAGTAGGCCCAGTGTTCTACCCTACAGATGCTTCTTCGGCGCAACAGCCAACCGTTGACGATCCTTCCTTAGGTCCTGCTGCATTCTCGATGGGAATGCGCTTCTGAGGGAGGGTACATGGCTGATCTTCCACGCGAGCCGATCCAGAACAGACCTCTTCGGCCATCTGAGATTAAGTATGCCATCTATGGTCGTTCGGGACGTGGTGGTCTTAGGTTCGATCGAGTTCTATATGCAGGGTGGTCGTTCGCGCCTGCACCTGGCATTGTAGCTAGGGACATTAACAGACTCGGTCTGGACATACGATCGTTTCGCGAGCCTCTAGTCAAGGCGATTCGGCTTGTCATGATGCCGTCGATCAGAAAGAACTTCGATGTCGGTGGACGTCCTGAACCAGGCTGGGAACCTTTGGCGGATTATACAGTCGAGGTTCGTGGGAGCGCACAACCGATCCTCGTACGTTCTGGTGCACTAAAGAGAACGGCCTCCAGCTTTAACATCTGGTCGATCGGCGAAACGTCTGCAGCCATCAAGCAGCTGCCATCAACCGTATGGTACGGCAACATCCACCAGGAAGGATACGGGAGCCTAGGACAGAAGGCACGAAAGCTTCTAGGTGGACAAGCTTCTGCTGCGTCTGTAGCAGAGGTAGCTTCTCGGCTGTTCGAGCAGTCTGGTGCTACACGAGAAAAAGGTCGCAGAGAAACCAAGTTCGTAATTCCACAGCGTGAGTTTGCACTCTTCCAGGAATCGGACATTGAGAAGATCCAGGAGATCTTTGCGGACTGGATGGAAGATCGAGCAGACCAGGTAGGTAGGGGGTGGAACATTAGATGACATATCCTTACCCGGCTGACCCGACCATCATCACGCAGGACTTGGTTACCAAGATTGATGCAGCTAAGGCGACGTTTACACCTCCTGTTGCATTAGTCTTTTATGGCGACCAGGACAGGATTCCTTCGACTCCTGCTGTTTGCGTGGAGACGGGTGACAAGACGCGAACTCTTTCTGGTGCACCTAACATGACCACTAATGAGTTCGAAATCTTCATCCTTGTCTACCACGACAAGGTTCAGGATAGCCAGTTGACGCGTAAGGAAGTGGATGCGATTGCCTACCAGATCGAGAAGCTCATCCACCAAGACTTGCAGCTAACCAATGGTGGTCCAACACCACACATGATTCATGGTTTCGTAAGGAGTCACGAATCAGGATACACGTTCAAGAGCGGAACGCTGTATAGGTCAGCACGTTTGACCTACTTCGGTATGAACAAGACGTCCCTGCCGGTAGCATGAGACGAGGAGTACCATGGCTCTAAAGTTGACATACGAGGTAACGTCTGAGCAGCCTTGTCAGATACCGGTGCTCGGGACGTTCGAAGCAGGCGAGACTAAGGTAGTCGACGAGACGCTCCAGCATTTGTTCGAAGCCAACTTCGGATACAAGCTTGGCAGCGCTCGATTCCCTGTCTCGGTAAGATGTACAGTCTCCGTCAAGGAAGAGGAGACAACGGCAGAAGGGACTGAGGAGGTCTAATGCCTAATCCTGGGATTGGCGCAAGTGGGCAATTAGGCTTCGCATTCGAAGTCTTGTCGCCACCGTCGAACTTCGTTGGGACACCTGCAGCAGGTGGTGCACTTACTGCGGGTACGTACAAGTACTACATCACGGCGATCAACGCGAATGGTGAGACGACGGTCTCGTCTGAGGTCACCGTTACGACTGCAGCAGGTAACCTGACGGCCCACCTGACGTGGAACACCGTCGCAGGCGCGACAGGCTTCAAGATCTACCGCACAGCATCAGGTGGCGGTACGGGTACAGAGTTGTTGATTGTGACTCTCGGCCTCGTCACGTCCTACGACGATGTTGCCGTTGGAGCGCCTTCAGGTGCCTTCCCGACATTCAACACGGCTAACAACCCCAACGTCTACGTGGCGCCGACCAAGTACACGCCAATCATCAACGAGACGCTCAAGTACCAGCAGGCGAACGTCTACCGCCGGCCGATTCGCAAGAGCGCCGACGTGATCGGTACTGTCGCGGGTAACTCGCACACTGAGGGCGACATCGAGATGGAAGCGTTGGAGGATGTGCTCATCTACTTCCTCTACGCATCCAGGACTGCAATCGTCAAGACGGGTTCGGGGAACTACTCGTATGCTGTAACGCCGACCGCAGCTGCGATCCCACTGCGTACGCTCAGCATTACGGTTGAGCGGAACGGTGTCATCTTTGGCTACACTGGCTGCGTGGTTGGAAACTTCAAGTTCTCCATCACCGACGGTGTGCTCATGTTCTCGGTTGGCATCGTCGGCTCGGATGAAGCTACGCAGGCAACTCCTACGCCGACCTTCCCAGCGACAGTACCGTATGGCGCTGGCCAGTACAGCATCGAGCTACCGACCGCTACGCCTGTACTCGACACTGACACCTTCGAGTGGACGTGTGAGGACAATGCTGAGGCTCAGTTCCGTCTCAAGAGCACCGGTCGCGCAGCGCAGTTCATCAGCTACGGTGAGCGTAACCTATCGCTTACGCTCGAACGTGACTTCACGTCACGTACCGACTACGACCTCTTTAAGGCTGTGACTGCTCAGTCGGTCACGCTGACAGCCTCGAAGGGTGCTAACAACTCGATCTCGCTGCTTACGGCTGCAGCGATCAAGGACACGTACGAAGTCGGACTGAGCGGCGAAGGTGATCTGGTGCGTGCTTCACTGGCATACCAGATTCCGATCGATGGGTCCGGCAACTCGTACAACATCACTGTCAAGACGCAGGAAAGCATCATCTAGACGGCGATGCGGAACCTGATCATTGCGGCCCTGTGGGTGCTTGTAGAGCTATGGGTCCGCGGGTATATAATGGAGGGTGATATGGCAAGGGCAACGGTACTCCAATCGACGGAGCGCAAGGAACTCACTACTCTTCCAGGTGTGGATGGAGAAGAGGGTGGGTACGTTGTGCTCCGTCGGTTGTCGTATGGCGAGAAGCTCTCGAAGGATGCCGAAGCGATGAAGATGCGCTTCGACATGGGTGGAGCTTCGGCAAAGAACGGCAAGGACATCTCAGCGGAGGTCACTCTGATCAACGTGTATGCGGCTTCGTTGGAGTTCTCGAAGTGCATCGTTGATCACAACCTCGAGGACGAGACCGGGAGGAAGCTCAACTTCAGCGACATCGAGGACTTCCGTCGACTCGATCCTCGAATCG